CTCGCCATGGGAACCATTCTCAAAAAGTGCAAGATGGAAAATTCCCCCGCTGACGCGGGATAAAAACATCTTACGTCGGCGTAGGTTGTGCCGGCCCCCACTCTTGCCGTGAGGGACTTTCTGGCCAGAGGCCAATGGAGTTATTAAGCAGCCCCAAACACTGCTGCAATTCCTTTGCAAGGGCCTTTACGTTGGCAGCGGCATTACACAGGTATGCGGCCTGAGGAAGTTTAACGACTATTCCCAGGTCCCATCTTGTTCAAGACAGAGTGCAACATGACTCACACGGTGCGCTGAATCGCGGGCACGTAGCGGAACTGAACGAGACTGAAGTCGTCACCGACCGAGCGCAAGACACGCCCCATGCGGATGTTGGTGGACGAGCCATTCGCCCAGGTGAGGACCCCACGGACCCCGACAATGAACCCGGCGTCTGTGGCAGTGGTGGTAGGACACCACCGCACGAGCGTGAAGCGGCGGGGGTAGTAGTGGGGCACGTTGAACTCAAGTACATTGGCTCCGTTCCACTGACCAGCCAGGGTGATGCCGCCAGTGGTGTAGGAGACAGAGCCTGTGCCTCCGAGAAAGTCGCCGAGTCCTCCCGTCTGCCCGTTGGAACTCTCTGACTGGTTATAGATGGTGTTGCTGAGCCACGCGCTGTGTACCGCCGAAGCATCACGGAGGCGCCAGTTGCCAGTGATAGTCCCATCAGAAACCAGGGGATTGTCATTGATGATGACCTTGTAGCGCAGACTTCCACGCCATCCGAGGTACATGGGAGCGAGGGTTCCCACCGGGTCACCAGGTATCTCAGTGGTAAAATTGCTGAACATGCGAACATGCGCAAAACCGATGGAGTTGATGGAGCGGGGAGCCACCACAGGAACCACTGCAAAACCGGTGATGGTGTTGACAGGTGGTGCTGAGACAGAGGTGGTTGGTGCAACAGCGTCGAGAACGCTGATGAAGTAAGGTCTCTGTAGAAGCGTGCGAATGGAACAAACTGTCTCGCCCATTGCCACAGCAGTTGGGTCACCCGGACTCCCGGGTACGAGTTCCACGTCTTCCATCTCGTCCCAGGAGCCCTCCTCAGCCTGGAATGTGAAGTCGTTGGGCAAGCACGTGGGATTGGCGAACACCATGTCGGGATCACACGACTGATAGACCTCAATCTGCACACTAGCAGTGGGATCTGGGCAGGTCAACTCTCCGGCGACACGGAAGTCGAGATACCCGTTGTCCCAAGTGGAAGTGAAGGCGTTGAAATTCGCATTGCGAGAGCGTAGAGCAGAACGCAGAAAAACAGCAGGACTCTGCCAGCCAACGGTGAAGTGAAAGACGGTATCACCCTTCACCTCAATGACTCTGTTGAACGATACGTTGGTTGGGTCGCCAGCGGAAGAGTAGGGGACGCTCAACGTCGGGGTCCAACTGATCTGGAGAAGTCCCCGGTGGAAGTTAGAGGCGTGGATGCGCACGGTGTAATGCATCGTACCCCTCCAATTTTGAAAGTGTTCACCGACCCAACCGCCAGGGGTGGGGTAGGCATTGGCACCGACAGATGGCCACACGTAGTTGGTGGGGCAAACACCCATGCCCAAAAGGACGGTTCCCACGGTGTGAGCGGCCGTCCAAGCGGTGAGGGTGATGAGTCCCTCCCTGGGCAAAACATCAGAAAAAGCTTCGCAATCAACCCCTGGGGATCCACCGATTGCAGGATCGATGGACACCTTGTTGTCCTTCAACAGTGAGAGTGACGGAGCGCTGTCAATGCCGTCAGCGAAGGGCAAATCAGAGGCAAGGAAAAGTACTGAGCGGTCGTGTGCGCCACGATCGCTCTCCCTAGTGAAGCCAAAGAAGTCAGCAACGGCGCCCACGGCACTGGACACCAATTCCACCCCTTCGGCGATCTCCCCAACGATGGGCAAGGGCTTCAGCGCCGAAGCGATGGAGCGCACAGACTCAGCAGCCTTGCCGACTCGGCCCTGCTTCTTAGACTGGAATGAGATGGGCGACTGCAAACGCATGCCACGAAAACGTGCATACACCGTAAATGTGCCATTGGCAATGGACGCCATGTTGGTGGCGTTTCCAAGTGGCACAACGACGATGCCGAGAATGCGCCACTGGGATTGGTGCCCCCCACCAAATGCGCCGGTGTTGCCAATGTCCTGGATAGCAAGACCATCGCGCCCAGAGAGCCAAGGCAGTTGAAAAAGGATGGGGGCAGACGTGCCAGGGGACACATGCGCGTGAATTCCATGCGTGATCTGCTGCACCGTTGGGAGCGTATCCGCAACAGTGCCGGTACCTGCAGAGGTACAATATGAATTCATGGTGCCGTAAATCTCAGTGGCGAGTGGCACGGCGCCAAAAATGGCATGGCCGTACTGCGTCTGGGAGGTCATGATATTGATGCGCACCTCAACGCTATCCCACACCAAGCGGTTGAAGTTGGCGTACTTGCGTGAGATCGATGGGGTGTTGAGAAGCACACTGATGGGGTCAAGATTCATGATCTGTGTGTTGTATGACGATGTACTGGGCCAGGACTGCGTCCCGATGAAGGTCCATCGGTCCCAAAAATCGTCCTGGTCCCCGAGGGATCGTACCTGCGTGCTGAGGGGGGGAGCAGAATGCCCGACAGCAACGACGGGATTTTGTTGGACAAAGCCCACAGTGGGGGCGGTGTCAGTGGTGGTGACTTGAGTGTCAGAGGGCGGCACATGGCCAACAATGGTTGATTGATCAGATGACATGGTGCGTGATAAAAAATGGGTAGGACTGCCCCCTTTCCTGGGCTTTAGTACGTATAAAAAACTTCCTCATCGTCCCGGGGTATCGGCCCGGGTGGTTCTTGGACCCATATCCACTGGGTCCAGGGGGCGGAATCGACCGCCATCACAACCTCACGGTACACTAACCGGGCACAATCCAGTGCCATCACACACAACAAGGGTGGGTCTTACATGGAAGTTGGGTTCCAAACACAGAACTTCCGCTGCCCAAAGTCCTGGGCAATTTCGTCGTACGACCTCAACCTCGCGGGAATGGAGTGCTCCTCACACACCCGCGAGAGTTGGTCGAACCTCCTGGAGTACTCCTCTTTGCCGTACATCCAAAACTCGAGCATGGCACTCTCCACACACGCCGCTCCATGGTCCCGGTCCCCCAGCACCGAATCCCCCCTCCAAGCCAAGGAGCGAAGGATGGAGGCAAGCTCAAGGCGAGGCACCCACTGGCCGAGCTCTTCCGAGTACACGAAACGCCGCTTGAGGAAAGACACGCGTTCAATGGGTTTGTAGGAGTAGTCCCCATCTGTCTTATCCCCCGGAGTGAAGACGATGCCACGTTCGGCGAGGCTGTCTCGGATCCACATGAAGTCGTAGCCTTCGGCCTGGCGACTAACATTCATGAGTGTGTCGTCTCCCAACATCCCCAAAGCCACGAAGTGGCGAAATGGTGTCTCGTGAGACAGCAGCGTGGCATGGATGGCGGGCTTTCGCACAGACCACTGAAGGAACGCAATGGTGTACTGTAGACGCAGGCCCCACACATTGAGCCACACCGTCCACAACACTCCCGACCAGTTGTGCTCACACATGGCGACAAGGTCGCCCTTGTAATGCACAAACACGGAATGGAGTGACCCACAGAGAAGCCTGACACGCTCCGCGTCAGCCTTGGAGTAGCCGAGCAGGCCCGCGAGGCGGTAGCACACCATGATGCCAAAGGTGATGCTGGCGGAGGAGATGGCGACGGAGTCGCAGTCCGAGATGTCGCCATCCACCAAGCGTTTGCTTCCGAAGCGAGTGAAGCGATGGACGAAAGCGGAGCAAGAGGATGAAGCCAGGTTGTACCCCACGTAGCACTCGAAGAAGTCCTTGTGCATGCCCATGTAGGAGAAAATGGGCCCAAGGTACTTCTTCAAAAGGAAGTTGAATGCGAAGGGCGCAGCAAAAAACATGCGCACCTTGCCTGCTTTCTCCTTGGCTTCCTTGATCGCTTCGTCCTTGAGAGACCCGGACAACACGGGCACCCACGTCTTGCCAGCGTCGAGGTTGGCCTCAATGGCTTTCACCATCGGCCAAAAAGGCCCTGATGGCCCAGCCCATCCCTCAGGGAAGACGGTGCGCTTCTTGGAGTTAACTGGGAATCCGAAGGACGTGTCGGGATCGAACTGGCCCGTGCTTCCTCCCTCGATTCCACGAAAGGTCTCCTCGTCCGTGAACGGCTTGAAGTCCTTCTTCCCGGGCAAGAGCTCCACCCCCGTCAGGTAATCCTCCACGGCCCAGGCCGTGACTCCGAGGGGGGTGTGGGACACCTTCCCGAGAGCTTCGAGACGCACCAACACTGGGTGGCGAAACTCGCCCTCAAAAACGCGCCCCCCGAACGTAGGCTGGACGAATTTTACCCCAAGAGCAAGAAGCTCGGCGTCAAACTCCCCCCCAAAGCTGGTTCGGCGAATGGAGGACCGGTCCTTGGGACGAAACGGTCTCTTGCCATTCATGGCGGTGATCGTCCCCACGGAGGCCGCACTGCACCTCCAGATGCCGTTCAACATCGACTTGGAGTGCAAAGGCCCAAGCTCGATGCGAAACCCACTCCCCTGATCCAGCCAGACCTCCGAAGCCTGGAAAACAATGGGGCAGGTGCGGAGCAGCTCGCCGCGAAGGGCATCGAGCTCGGTGTGGATGAGCTCGTCGGAGTAGCCAACTCCTGCACGCAGCATGGCCCCAACATGGAAGCCCAAAACCCAGGCGTCCTTGCCTCGCCTCACGACGAGCAGAGATCCGCACACACCATTCACGCATCCCTCGGAATCGTAGCCCCACGCGGGCCTAGTGGAACTCTTGCCTTCCCGCGTGAATTCCACATCAACGCGGTAGGGGTCGAGTCCCACCTTCTCCCCGTCCGGAAGCAGGTCGGGCCCCACAAGTACAGCCTCATCGAACGTACGCTGGTACCCGAAGGAGCTAGCGAGGGAAAGCATCTTCACAATGCCTCCCCCACTGGAATGGAGTCCAGGGATGTATGCAAGTGCGAGGTCCCGACCGGGCACGAGAGCATACGTCTGGTTGAGTAGGACTGTCCCGTTCCACGAGAAATGCTCTCCGTCCCTGAGTCCAAAGGTGACAGACACGAACAGCTCCTCACGGGGTGGTCCGAGCACGCCCCTCGACTCAGACACGACGGGGCAGGCCAAATGGGAAGGGAAGATGATCCACTGGCCCTCGTACCGGACACACGAGGTGGTGTATGGGTTGCCAGCGTCCACAGTGATCTTGCCCTGACAAGTGCGCGCGAGGCGCACAACTTCTGAGAAGGGCACTGTGCGCGCAACGTCTGAGACGTCCTTGAGAGGATCCACAACGTTCATCGGAAAGCGTGCTCTCGGCAACGACCACTTGTCCATCACGCCGCGGTTCACCAGGTGGCTGTTGTCTCCATCCACTTCCATCTGCCAATCATTCGCCTTGCGGCGCTTGACCAAGATGGCGTAGAGAGTCGCAGCGCCCGCGAACGCTACCGCGGCGTGCATGAACAACGTCTCCGACTCGCGAAAGGACTCAACGATGTTGGCAACTTGGGCCTCAAGGAACTGCCCAGACAACGCCCCGCTGTGCAGCTGGATGTACGTGCGGATGAGTTGGAGCCCGGTCCAGGGTCGACGGAAGAACGCGGTGAGCATCACCCAACCCCAACGCGGATTGTTGCGAATGAGGGGCGAAGCCACAAAGGCAAGCCCGGCCAGCGCAGTGGGGGCGAACAGAAGAGCCGCCCACAAGGGTGCGGCCACTATTGTTGACACACTCATGAGGCTGGAGTAGGCAAGGGAGGACGCAAAGGCTCCTGAGATGACTGGTCCGTAGGGCTCAGCGCCCGTCTCATGTACCTTCCCAACCACCCAGCGCAGCGCGACGGTGCCGATCGTGATGGGGATACCTACAAGAGGGGTGTGGAAGCCCACAAACCCAATGAAGAGTCCGTATACGATCGCTGCTGCCTCGTTCCTATCGGGCGCTCGAAGGAAAGGGTTCACCACTCCTACGCCCCTCGAAACCATCGAAGCGGTGTGGAAATGGATCGACGTGAGAATGAAAGCTGCCCCGGCAAGGGACGACAAGGTGGCGCCCACGGAGAAGAGCGACGCAGCTGCGACCCCTATCGCAAACTGCGTGACCACGCCCACAATACCAGGCTCGATCAACGGCGCAACGACAGGTCTGGCCTCAAGAGGCCGAATGCTGACGTAGGTGTTGTTAGAGCGCATCGGTGTCGTGCCTGGCACCGGTGGAGTGACCCTCCAGCGACCCATCTGCATGACCTGCTCGCTTCCTTGCTGGGGGCAGAGATCAGGCGGGTGCACCTGGTAGCACACGTCGCACGGCGCCGAAAGATTCTCCTTCAGGCGGTTCTTCCCCTTGATGCGATGGGCCACAATCTCCCGCCGAATGAGATCGATGACCTTCGTCTTCAACTCAATCTGCTGTTCATACACAAGGTACGGCCCAGACTTGTACTCGGGAGGATGCCCGAAGCGCGAGACTCGAAAAATCCAGGGGTTGGGATCGTGGGGGCCCTGCATCTTGCTGGGGTCGAGAACGGGAACCTCGGCAGACTTGGCGTACTCAGGACGCAACTTCACCTCCAAATGGATATCGACGCGTCTCCAGAAGGCCTTGGTATCGAACGTGAGCCCAGCAAGATTACAGCTGTAGTGGTTGGTCGTGAAGTAGACGATCGGCACGTTGAGAAAGTACTTCCCCTTGTCGCGAAGGTCCGCCATGGGCAGGCGGTAGGGCAGAGAGTTGCATGTGTTGTGGAACGTCTCGACCCAAGTGGCCGTGGATGAAGGGACCGTTGGGAACTTGTCGACGTCGTCGAACCAAACGGCGGTGGTAGCCGAATTGTAGCCGTCCCAATGCTTCATTCCCGGCTTGTAGGGAAAGATGGTACTCGGATCACCTGGAATGCCCAGCTGACGGGCAAACACGGAGTGGAAAGCCTTGACCATCTCCGTCTTGCCAATGCCCTGGGCCCCGTAAAGGAAGATGCAGTACGGGGGAATACGCTCGCCGTTGTTTGACGTGCGGTTCGTCCAGTTGCTGAGTTGCTGCCGTAGCTGAGCGAGGAGCGCCGCGACTGATGCGGTTGAGGATGGGCACTTGCCCCACTTCTCCAATCGCGCATGAATGGCCTCGCCTTCCTCAAGTGCAAGCGTGAGCCGCTCACACCGCTCCTCATTGGTCAAGATCGCCCCATCTTGATCAATAGAAGCCTTCCCCGTGACAGAGATGCGCACACGTGAGTCGTCCATGAGTTCCTCCGTGTTCTTGAGCCACGTGTAGTGCTGAGAGCGGGCAATCACAGCCTTCACACTTCCCGTTTCCATGAGCACCTTGAAATTTTTCCAAAGGGCCTCGTTGAAGGAAACGAAACGCTCGAGGAAGGATTCCACAGTGATGTCCTTGCGGAGGTACGGTTGGACCCTGTTGAGGGCGAATTCCTTCCAAGAGCTGCCGTCAGGAAAAAAGCCGAGTGCGACGAGGGGGCCTGCCACGGAAAAGCAGGAAGCGAACTCCCAAAACACCCCGCCCAGTGCGCTCCCGAGGTCTCCAAGGCTCGCCCAAACAGAGCCTTCAGCCTGGAAAGAATGTTCGGACGTCTCCCTGCCCAGCGCGGACAAGAACTCACTGCAGATGGCCTCAAAGGTATCGGAGAGAGTTGGATGAAGCGCACTGATGGACAGGGAAAAAGTGGTGAAAGCAGAAACCACTCCCTTCCAAGAGGACGCGTCATGGATGGAGACGAGAAAGGAGATGAAATGGACGAGGGTCTGACCCCCAGGGAAGGAACGCACGAGATCTGCGAGAGCCCGAAGGGCCTCGACGGCCAGGCCGGCTGCCGCAGACGCCGAGATCGCCTGGAAGTTCTGATGGATCTTGGCGTCGCGCTCGGCCTGTCTGATGACGGTAGCCTTCTTTCCGGTGGGGAGCACGACATGCTCTTCCAGGTAGTCCGGCAAGAGTACAGGGAGAATGTTGGGGTGGTCAGAGTAGCGAAGGTACGTCGACGCCTTGGACATGGAGGACTGATCCGACTTGCAGTACTTCCGCGCGAAACCCATGCGGAACTCGTTGAGGAGAAGGAAAGGAGATTCCTCGTCGGTGCGGTACGCGAAGAAGGCAATCATGTCGTCTCGAACTTGATCGCTGAGGGAGAGCCGCCCAGGCACAATGGTGCGGGGCGGCGTAAATCGGGGTCCAGAGGTTGTGTCCATGGCGCGTGTAGCTGAAAGGGACATGATCGCTTAATCCAAAGCGCGGGGCCGATACGGTGCAGGAACTATCCATACACAGGTCGACGACGGGATGACTGACGTGTTTGTCTGGGACCCACATGGGCAATTCGGAGTTCACCTAATGTGCGGGTCGCCTGGGGATCTCACCCAGGGTACTGCGGGAACAATGTTCAACTCTGCTCATGCTTGGTGGCCACCCAACACCACCTTTTGGTGGTGAATTGGAAGACTGTTGACTCGATTATTGTCGAGCGGCACGAATGTCCCAAGTAGGAGCCGATGCCATTCTGCAGATGGCACTTGATGACCCAGGCCAAAATAGACTACTTTGGTAGGGTGTGTTTTTTACGTGAGGCCCAGGAGTTGGGTAAAACACCACCAGGATTTTTATGGATTAGCTGGTTAAGGGTGCACTAAACACAAACCTCGATAAGAAAATTTTTATGGGTTGCTGCAACAACCATTATTCAAGGAGATGGTATAAATACTAACAGTGGTTGATCCACTGACGGTTTTTGACAAGTGAAAAAGACCGTCAACTCACTTGATGATATAGTTAGATGGTAAGACAAAACGCTCGAAAGAGCAAGAATTCTTACCTATAGAGGGGCGAAAGCCAAAAATGGCCCACTTGGAGCACTTCGATTCGAGGAGAGAGATCGCACACGCATCGCCTCCCTTCTTACCAATTTAGAGTTTAAGAATAGGCGCAGGGCATTTTGCCCCGCAAACCTCTAATTATTAGCTTTACCTGATAAAACTCGTTT